GGCTCATGCTCCAATTCGGAGTCGCCAAAGAGTTAGGCAAGACTCTTTCCGAAGTCAGCACCACCATGACCGCCGAAGAACTGATCGGCTGGAGCGCCTACTTCAGCATCCTCAACGAGGACCAGCAGAAGGAGATCGACAAAGCCCGACGCCGCCGCTAACCCCGGCGGCTTTTTACGGCGTAAACTGAAGTACCAGAGTGTGACGCGGCGCCGTGGCCTACAGAGCCGATATTGAAATTGCGGTTCGCGGCGCACAAGAACTAAAGCGTCTGCAAAGTGAAATTTCCGCAACGTCTAAATTAGTTGACGGATTAAACAACTATCTAGAAAACATAGGCACAGGAGGTATAGTAAGAAGCGTAAATAATTTAAAATCTGCAGTAGCAGACGCCGCAGAAGCATTTAATAAAGTTGCTTTAGGTACAGATGAAGCTACCGTTGCAGCCAGAAAATATGCTCAAGCTACGGATAGTTTAAATGCTGGTTTACGAGAACGCGCAGCTTTACTAGACAAAATAAACAGGCAAGAACGAGCAGCGGCTTTAGTGCGTGTAGGTGTGAGCCTGCCTGCTTCTCAGCGCTTGCTTCCAGCAGCTGCCCCCGGAACCCCGGCTATGAGTGGTGGCGCTCGTCGCCGAATTACCGGTCCTGTAGAACGCCTTGGCGGCGCACGCACCGAAGACCAGGCCGCGATGGCTCTGCGCTTCGCGCAAGCCTTGCAGGAACAGGTACGCCCACTCAGTCAAATAGATGCTCTGTACGCTGGAATTGCCGGTCAAGCCGCAAAACTGCAGCAAATAAAAGCATTGCCCGATGCTGCAATGCTTAACGCTTCCGCACGAGGTATTAAACAACTAGAGACTGCAGAAGATCGGCTAAATAACGAGCGCCTGGAAAGCGTTACTCGCCTAAGAGAAATAGATCGCCTTGAAGCCTCAAGACAAAGAAGAGCCGGAAAACTACGTGAAAGAGCGGCCTATGAAGCAGGAACTGCTCCAGCTGCGGCGGAAACAGGTATTGGAGGCGGATTACGAAATAGAGCTGGTGGCGCAATAAGTAGCGCACTTATTGGTGGCGGTTTTCCGCTGCTGTTTGGGCAAGGTCCGGCAGCTGCAGCTGGCGGTGCTGTCGGCGGCTTAGCTGGTGGTCTTGTAGGAGGAGGCTTTGGCTTTGCTCTTTCTATCGTTGGTACAGCTCTTGGTGATGCTGCCGAAAAAGCTGACACGTTCAACAAGCAGTTAGCAGTTTTAAACTCCCAAGTTTCCGGCACTGGAAACGCCGCAAAAATAGTCAGTAAAGATGTAAGTAATCTTGCTAAAACTTTTGGTATAGCCAATGATGAAGCCTTAAAATTACTGCAAAGTTTTGCAGGTTTTGGCGATGCTAACGTAACTAAATCGTTGGCTTTCTTGTACGGTGATGACGCTTCTATCCTAAAAGGTCTAGCCGCAGCAAAAGATCAAGCGGATTTAGCGCAAGTAATTCTTGGAGCGTATGAAAAGATCGGAATTGAAAGAGCTACTCAGCTAATAAATCAAATAAAACTGGGCGACTCGGCTGCTGTAGAACTTGCTTTCCAAAAAGCTCTGCTTGAAGCAAGAATAAAACAAACAGAAGAGGGGCTAAAACAAATAACGATCCAAGATCGTATTGTTGCCGGTCTTGCCACTGCTGCCAGCTTTATGGGAGGCGGTCAAGGGCAAATTATTGACCCGGCTATTTTTGGTCAGCAACGCGTATTAGAAAACCGTAAAAATAATCCGCCGTCTTCAATATTTACTAACGCTTTACAGGGACTTAGACAACTGCGTTCTGCCACGCAAGGCGTGGAATCTTTGCGTCCAGATAAAGGTGCTGATAAAGCTGCTAGGGATGCTGAGCGCGAACGCCAGCGGGTTGCTCAAGTGGTACGTGATCGCAATGCAGAAGCCTCGATACTGCGTATCCAGTCCGGGCTACAACAAAAAATTGCGGATGCTGAACTCAAGCGCGATCCTATCCTTGTAGCTCGTTTACAAGGTGAAGAAAGGATACTGGCTATTCAATACCAGTACGCTAAAGAACTAGCAAACGAAAAGAACCTAGAAGCCCAAATTGCGATTACACGCGAAGGGCGTGCCGCAATCAAAAAACAGCAAGTCGAAAATGAAATACGCCTCAACGCTATTTATGCAGAACGTAAAGAGTTTACCGAAGACACCATTAAGTCTCTGCAGTACGAACTTAACCTCAAAAATGCAACTACGGAAGCAGAACGTAATAGTTTGCGGATAGCGTATGAAATGGAGGCATTAAAAAAAGGCGGGCAAGTTGACGCAAACGCGCTTCCGCAAATTGAGGCACTCAAAAAACAACTTGCTGCCCCAGAAACCGCCGGCGAAATCATCCAAAAACGCATTGGCGCCCTGCAAGACGAGCTAACCAAGCTGACCAACATCGGCAACATCGCCGTATCGGTGGCAGACAGCATTGGCACGGCCTTCAGCCAAGCGTTCCAAGGCATCATCTCTGGCACAATGACCGCCCAAGAAGCCCTGGCCAGTTTCTTCCAATCTGTCGGGGATGCCTTTATTCAAATGGCATCCGAGATCATCGCCAAACAGCTAACGATGATCATTCTCCAAACCATCCTTAAAGCATTGGGTGGCGGCGGTGGGGCATCACCTTTTGCTGGCGGTCCAGCAACCGGAGGAGAAACAAATACTTTTGCATATGCAGCAGGTGCACCCCAATTCAGGGCAGACGGCGGTTCAGTTAGAGCCTCCACGCCTTACCTCGTTGGCGAGCGCGGCCCCGAGCTGTTTGTGCCTGGCACCAGCGGCGGCGTGATGTCCAACAGCGACCTGCGTGCCTCGATGGGCGCAGCCCCTGGTGCCAGCGGCGGTCCTGTCCTTAACATGAGCTTTGAGACCAGCACGATCAACGGGGTGGAATACGTCAGCCGCGATCAACTGGAGGCTGCGATGGCTCAAACCCGCCGCCAAGCCGCCCGCGACGGCGCCCAACGTGGCATGTCCATGACGTTGGACAGACTCCAGCAGTCACCCTCCACACGTAAAAGGGTCGGCTTCTAATGGCTAACTTCCCCTCCTTTACACCTACCGCACGCCGCTATACACCCGGCGTCTACCCCCAAAAAACATTCCGCACGCTGTCTGGAGTCACGGTCCGCCGTACCTTCGGCAACAGCCCCTACGGCGCCCAACTGGAACTGGAATACGGAAATATCCCCGACGCAACCGTCGACGCCTTTTTGAATCATTATCATTCTCAAACCGCCAGCAACAGCCGTTTCCGCTTATCCGACAACGTGACTGCTGGTATGAGTTCCGCGCTCACCGCCGAAGTCACCAGCTACACGGCTGACCGCGGTAATTTGCGCTGGGAGTACGAAAAACCGCCCCAGGTCCAGTCTGTACGCCCCGGCATTTACACCGTTACCATCACGCTGCTTGGAGAAATCCGCAACACGACTACGGATGACGCGTGATGGCTATTGACGTCCGCATCGCCCAATTTTTCAATCTGACCACAACCGACGGCACCACTCACCGCTATCAAAACTATTTTGTAAACGAAAGTTACAGCTACCTAAGCCAGCGCTACGAGTTTGCCCCTTTTCGCGCCGAAGGTACCGTTTCCAACAACACGGGCGACAACACCCTTGTGCAGGTGCTGTTCCCCAACGTAGATTTTGCCATCCGTTTGTTGGACGCCGGCAACGGCAACCGCCTGGGACGCCTGGTGCTTTCCACTGTGTGGCTGACGAGCAACAACGAAATTGCCGTAAACGGCGCCACCCAAGTCGAGTATCTAGTTGGCATTGGCGCCAGTATCAGCGAGACTACTATTGAGCTGCGCTACCGCTCAGCCATCGACAGCGTGGTTTCCAACTTTCCGGCCCGCGTACTCACGCGCCAGCTGGTCGGCCCCCTTCCCGTCAGCGCCAACGTATCCCTCCAGTGAACGACTTAATCGGGCTGCGCTACGGCTGGGGCCACGCACCTTGGGACGGCAGCGGCAAAACCGATTGTTTCCAGCTGGCGTGCGAGGTCCACAAACGCTTGGGGTTTGCCGACTACACCGAGCAGTTCGAGTGGGTCTACCGCGACTACACCGACGAAACCTTCCCGCGCAAACTGATTTTTCGCTGGCTGCTGGACAACGGAACCCGGATTGACGCACCCCGCTCTGGTGCAGTGGCCTTTTTACCCGGTGAAGCCGGAGCTGCGCTGGCCACTGTTTTGGAGGACGATGCTGTGCTTTTTATCGCCCCAAGTCAGAATGTGGTGCGTAGCCAGATTCCCACTGGGATGGGCGCATATTTCTGGATGAACCGATGACCCGCAAGCTGCTGCCCTTTGAGCACGAACTGATCGCAACGCTCGGCATCAGCAAGGACGAGTACCTGGAATTTGTCGCGCTATACGAAAAACCCGACTTTAAGGGCCAGCCAACAGCAGAAGTTGGCGTCGTGGCACTGGTTCTGACGATTGTTGGCATCATTGCTCAAGTTGTCTCAGCACTATTAACTCCTCAACCGCAGGTTCCTGAATTACCCGGAATCCAGAAACAAGAAGGAGGCGGTCAGCAGCAAACACGCGACGAACGCTTTTCGCCGCGATTCGGTTTTAACAGCGTCCAAGAACTGGCCACCTACGGGGAACCGGTAAACCTCGTATACGCAAACCGCGGCACAGGCACTGGAGCAAACCCCAACGGCGGCGTCCGCATTACCAGCGCTTTGCTGTGGTCCGCCGTCCGCAGTTACGGTTCCAGTCAATTTATTCAAATGTTGCTGCTGCTTGCCGGTGGCGCCATCACAGCAATCGACCCAGAAAAAAGCGCTTTCGGTCAAACCCCCATCCGCGATCTGATAACCAACAACCTCTGGATGTATTTCAATCCTGGGGCTACGGGCTTCCTCGCCCAAAATAATGAACTGAACAGCCAATCGACATCAGACCCCACTAGCTACGGCCAGCTGACTGATAATCCTTATCGCATCCAGACGACAGCAGCCAATGTCCGCGTCGACGGTTTCAGCCAAGCGTACTCACCAACAACCTCCAATACTTGCGGCATTTACGGGGTTGTACCTCTAAACATATTGCTATATCTGCGTAATTCCACCGGCGACAAAGAAAGCGTCAACCTAGGTGTCTACGCAGAAATGACGCCATGGGTAACCGGCTCGGGCATATCTATCCCTCTGAATACCACACTTACAGTTCGCATCACCAGAACCTCTGGAGCAGCACTTGCACCAGGTCAGGAAGCAGAAGATGCCCGCCGCAGTATTGTCAGCACGTTTGATGTTGCCAGCATTTTTAAACTTGGCACAGCACTATTTAAAGTCACACAACTGGTAAATCCTGATATTGAAACTACAGATGCAACAATCGCCCTTAGGTGCATTAAAGCTGGCAGAGTACCATCCGCTTCCTACACAAGCCTCGATCCAGCCTCTACAACGCCCACGGTATCCGAAGAAGAGCGAGCTGAATATGACCGCCTACGCCCTGGCGCTTTGGCGCTGCTTAACGAAGATCAAAGACCAGACATTACTACAGCCGCGCAACTAGCCGATTCCGGTGAAATACGAGTTGCCTCGTATAGCTCTTACCGAGCCACGCGCACCGAAACAACCAACGCCAACACTTCCGGCAACAGAGGTACGACACTTTGTCCACCAGGCTGGACATTCCAAAGTTCTGGTTCAAATGTTACCCGTAGTTATAGGGCATGGTGCCAACGGACAGTTACATATACAGCACAATCATTTAACGGTTATGTCATAAGCAGAACACTAACAGCAGACGAAATAGCTTTGCTTCGTCGCTATGAATATCTGGATAGTATTGTTCTTAATTTATCCGGTGCCGTAGACGATGTTTTCTACACCAAAGCGCTAGTACGCATCGCAACAGCTAGCTACGAAACAGTGTCCCAATGCCACATTGTTGACCTGGCACTTAAAGCTGTTGTCTACAAGCGTATTAGTGGCCGTCAAATGGAATATGGCAGTGGCAGGCGCAGCGGCTATCCAGCCAGTGACAACGGCATTAAACCCCGCGTATCACTGTTCAAACTGCGTTACAAAGAAGTAGGCCAAACTCTGTATTCAACTGTTCCCGGCGTATTTGCAATCAGTCGCGCCGCCGACAACGAAAACTACATCTACATCAAGTTCAATAGCGGTCTAACCGACCCAGCGGCCGCAACGCAATGGGCATTTGAGCTGGAACCGATTAGCGATCCCCTTGCCGAACGCGATGCATCTGCAAACTATTTTTACCTCGAAAACACCGGAAACCCCGTTACTTACACACTCGATACATACAGACTAAACAGCGGCAACACCACAGTGCCGTCGGTTCAATTTACAGGATTATCCCTTCTTGGTACGAACCGCAATTTCCCGCCTCAAAACAACAATCCCGCAGACCTAAACGAGTGGGACTTGTTTAACTACGACTCCGATACTCAACTCCAGTTTTCTTTTGACGCAGGACCGGAAATAACCCTTACTGCAGCTACCGAACAGATTATCCAACCGTTCTCCGATTACACGAGCGTAAACGGCGGTGTAACCCGCCAGCTGTACAACAACTTGGCCCTGTACGGCTTCAACGCCTACTCGGGCAAAACAATCCAAGACCTACGTTCATTTAGCGTTTTTGCTACCCAAGGTCGCCGCGTCCGCAAAATCCGCACTAGCGGCACCGATGAGTTCGGCACCGCCTGGGGTGACGACGGTTACGTCTACTACCCCTCTACTCCCGACGGCGCAAGCAGCCTGGCGCCCGACATTTTCTTGGATACCGTCATCGACAGTGACGACGGCATTGGAAATTACGCCGAAGTCAACGCGATTGATCTGCGCCAGCTGGCACTAACCAAGCGTTTCTGCCAGGCCAACAACTTGTTTATGGACTGCATGATTGCCAGTCCCCGCAGCTGGCGCGAGTTCTGGGTTGAAGTGGCCCCATTTAATTTGCTGGAGTTTGCCCGTATTGGGGGTCGCGAAACCTTGGTGCCCGCCGTGCCCTTCGACCCCAACACCGGTCAAATCGTCCGCACAATCAACGTAAGCGCCATCTTTAACCAAGGCAACATCATCGAAGACTCCTACAAAGAGGAGTACATGGACTTCGGATCCAACGTCCAAGATATTATCGCCACTGTCATTTATACCGACATTCCAGAAGACGCAGTTTTCTCCAAGAAAAAGTCTTTAGAAGTCCAGCTTGCGGACACTTTAGAAGTGGATGCAATTCGCCAAACATTTGACCTGTCCTTGTATGTAACTAACCCGGAACAGGCCATTTTGTTTGGAAAACTGATCTGCAACCTGCGCCGCTACGTCCGCCAAGCCATCGAATTTAAGACGTATCCGACCCTCGATCCGATCTCACCCGGTGCTTTTGTCTACGTCGACATCGGCCAAAACAGCTGGGACGCCATCCGCACCGGCACAATCGGCGTTGGTGGAGCACTTAACATTCCACTGGACAACGGCCTGCTGTCGGGCACCTACAACTTCCGCCTGTACCGCAGTGACCGTGGCCTGCTCGACGTCAACACAGTAACCGTCACCAACGGCGTAGCGCCCCAGCTAGCCGACTACGAGAACTTCCTATTTGTGCTTGGCGTGGAGACCACCACCCGCCGCATATTCCGAGTCAGCGAAGTGCAGATGGACGAGGAAGGCGAGATTACTGTTCGGGCGACCATCTACCCCTGCACCACTGACGGCCAATCCCTTATTGCCGACTTCAGCGATAATCTGTTTACCATCCGCCGCTAAAGTGGCATAAGAAAACGGGATTGCCGCAATGGCCTTTTACACCGGACGCACCGGGGCTCTGTACCTGACCAGCACCGGCACCGGCGATGTAACGCCCGCCGCTTCCGAGCAAGCCCTCAAACTCCGCGACTGGAGCTTGGAAACCACTGTCGAACTGCTGGAAACCACCACCGTCGACACCGCCGTCAAAAGTTACACACCTGGATCTAGCAGCGCTTCCGGCAGCGCCACGCTGCTGTATTACCGCCGCGAAGGCACCGTTAGCACCGAACCTGGCACGCAATTCGACCAGTTCCTGAACAAGATCATGAAGACGTCCACCACGGGCGTCACCGAAAGTGATCGCGTCGGCATGGTCCTGCGCGTGGGCCAAACTGCCGGAAGCGGCAACGACATCAAGGACGACATCGCTTTTAACGCTTATATCACCAACGCCTCGCTGCAGGTCAGCACCGGCGAACTGTCTTCGGTGGCGCTTCAATTTACGGTTGACGGACCATTCCGCGAGACCGTTGACGCATGACCTACTTCCTAGGGCATTACGGCAAAATCAAACTGCGCCGTAAATCTCCGGGCAGTTTTACATCAACAATTAGTCCCGCAGACGTCAACACTATCCTCAACCGTTTTGGCTTGGAGGGCTCAGTTGAAAACCTGCTGACTGGTGACCAACTGATCATCAGCACCGAAGACGCCCGCGGCCTCGACTTTTTACCGACGTCCACATGGCCCGACGGCGGTGGCGCGACGCAAAAGATGGTCGTGGCCTACGCAAACGTCAACGCCATCGGCGGTGTCCGCCTATTTGAAACTTTTAGCCAAGCCATCAACAACGACCGTTCAGTCGAATACTCCCTCGAATCTTTCACTGGTGCTGCTTTACCAGTAGACGTAAAAATTTACGGTTCCGTGGAGCGCGTCTTGGGTGACGTGACCGGCTACACGTTTAACACCGACCGCGAAGCAATGGACACCACCACAATGTCCGACCGCTTCCGGCAAATGTACTCCGCCGGGCTTATTTCCGGCAGTGGATCAATCGACTGTTTGTTTAATACCGAAAACAGTGGACTGACGGAAAATTCCCTGTTGATGCTGCAGCTGATTAACCGCACAGACATTGGCAGCGAATTTTCTTGTGCTTTGCAGCTTGTAGAAGATTCTGTGTACACAAAATCAAGCGACATTTACTACGAGTTTGATGCCATGGTGACCAAAACCGGCATTGAAGTCCGCAGTGACCAAACCATCAACTGCGTCATCGACTTTGTGACCACCGGCGACATCCGCCTGCTGATTGGCGAACCATCGGGTTACATCCTTAAGGAAGACACCGACCGAATCCGCCTGCAGCAGAACCTCGACTTCTTGCTGACAGAAGTAACCGACTAAACTAGCAACAGACTTCCCAGACCTGGAGCGGGTGCGTGGCCGACCAGCGAATTACACAGCTGACCCAACTGAACGAGGTAGACGTCGCAGCCACGGACGTTCTGCCCATCGTTGATATTTCGGCTAGCGAGACCAAAAAAGTCACCGCCAAAGACCTGTTTGAAGCTGGCGCAACCCTCGCCGACAGTTCCAGCATCGACCTGGCAAAACTCAACCAGAGCAGCGTCACCAAACTCGGTACCACGGCACTGGATAACAGCGCCGTCACCTACGCCAAGATCCAAAACGTCAGCGCCACCGACAAACTGCTGGGTCGTAGCAGTGCTGGTGCGGGTGTTGTTGAAGAGATTTCGCTGACTGCAGCCGGCCGCGCTCTGCTTGACGACGCGGACGCCGCCGCCCAACGCACCACGCTGGGTCTTGGCACGATCGCCACCCAAGATGCCAGCACCGTTGCAATAACTGGCGGCACGATCACCGGCGGCACGATCACCGGCATCACCGACCTCGCCGTTGCCGACGGCGGCACTGGCGCATCTGACGCCGGCACCGCCCGCACCAATCTTGGCGTGGCGATCGGCACCAACGTCCAGGCATACGATGCCGGCCTGCAAAGCATTTCCGGGCTGACCACCAGCGCCGACCAAACCGTTTACACCACGGCCAGCGACACCTACGCGACCACAAGCCTGACCAGCTATGGCCGCAGCCTGATTGACGACGCCGACGCCGCCACCGCCCGCACCACCCTCGGCCTTGGCACCCTCGCCACTCAATCCGGCACGTTCAACGGCACCCATTCCGGCACCACTTCCGGCACCAATACCGGCGACCAAACGATCACACTGACCGGCGATGTCACCGGCTCGGGCACTGGGTCGTTCGCCACCACCATTGCCACTGACGCCGTTACGGCCACCAAGATCGCCAGCAGCGCCGTCACCACCGCCAAAATCAATGCGGCGGCTGTGACAGCTGCAAAATTGGCCGCTGACTCCAGCACCATCATCTCCGGCAACACGCCCAGCGGCAGCGGCGCTTTTGTAGGTCAACAGTGGTTTAACACCAACACCGGACTGGCCTACGCCTGGGATGGAACCGCGTGGATCCAACAAGCCGGCGTCCAGAGCTTTGTTTTCTCGGACTCCACCCCGCTTACGTTCAGCGCATCGGTCAGTGCAGCTGGCGTTGCCACAATCACCACCGGCCTCGATACCCAAGCAGCCAACCGCATTTTTGCCGGTCCCACCACCGGTTCAAGCGCCACTCCCACCTTCCGCGCTCTTGTCCCTGCCGATCTACCAGTCGCCACTGCTGGTGCAACCGGCGCAATTCAACCAGGCACTGGTCTAACCGTAACCGCTGGTGGTGTCCTCAACCACAGCAACGCCACCACTGCCGGCATCTATACCAAGGTTTCGATTGACGCCCAAGGTCACATCGTCACCGGCGACGTTCTGGCCGCAACCGATATTCCCAATCTTGACGCCAGCAAGATTACGACTGGCACTTTCACTAGTGCGTTCCTCGCTAACAACAGCGTTACTGCTGCCCAGTTGGCTGACTACGGCATCGCCCAAGTCAGCGAAAGTGCTCCAACACCTGAATTTGCTGGTCAGTGGTGGATTAACCCGTCCGACCGCTCGGCCTACATCTGGGTCGGCACAGTTAGCCCAACTCCCAACGGTTACTGGCTGCTTGTCGGCTATGGCAGCCCCACCCAACTCAACATCCGTTTTGGCGGTACTTACAACGCCAGCACCAACACCGTTGCCACGCTCAACCAGTACGGCACCGAAGCCGGCCTGACTGTTGGCCAAGCACTGGGTGCGCCCAACCCCCAAAACAACGGTATTTACCTGATTACAACGGTGGCCGGCACCGGCACCACGCCGGCTCCTATTGCATCCCTGGCAGTCGGCGACTGGGTTCTCAGCCAAGGCACCACAGCCAACTGGACCAAGATTGCTGTGGTCTCTGGCGCGACCGGCACCTTCAACGACTACGATATTCTGTCGGACGGCACCTACTTCACTCCGGACATGACCGGTGTGACGGACGTCCGAGACGCACTTGTCTTGCTGTGGGGCCGCACTCAAATAGCCACCACCTCGCAAATCGGCGTGGTACTCGAATCTGCCGAAGTGCTGGTTAATAACAGCACGGGTGAAATGACAATCGGTGTGGTTGACGATGGCACCTTCTGATGTCATACCGCACAGAAAATTTTGTCTATAGCGCCGAAAACGTCCCCATCGGCGGGCAACCCGGCGACGTCCTGGTAAAACTGCAAAACGCCAACTACTACACCGCCTGGCGCGACTTTACGTACGTTTTTGAGACCTACGACGTGGTACTTGACGACGGCGAATACTAGACTGCTCCAGTAATCCCGTCCTACCGGAGTTAAGGGAATGGCCTCGACGCATAAGTCTCTTCGCAGCGGCACTGCAAATAAGCGCCCGACGACTTCGATTGCCGACGGCCAAATTGCCCTTAACACCAATACCACCAGTCCCGGCCTGTTCTTCAAGGACAGCACTGGTGCCACCATCATCAAAGTCGGCCCGGTTCACGTTGGCACGACTGCACCTAACGCCAGTCCGGCAGCCGGCGGCAGTGCCGGCAACAGCGTTGGCGAGATCTGGCTTGACACCAGTCTGACCCCCGTCGGCGTCAAGATCTGGAACGGCAGCGCCTTTGTCAACGCCACCCCCATCGGCAGTACCACCGTTCAGGGTCTGCTGGAACTTGCTACCAGCGCCGAAACTCAGACTGGTACTGATACCGACCGCGCTGTAACTCCCGCTGGTCTGCAGTCCAAAGTCAGCGATAGCACCAGCACCACCAGCTCGACCACGATTGCTTCGAGCACGGCAGTCAAGTCGGCCTACGACCTCGCCAATGCTGCTCTGCCCAAATCCGGCGGCACCGTTACCGGCAACCTGGAGATCGGCACCACCGGCAGCCTGAGTTTCGAAGGCGCCACCGCCGACGCTTTTGAAACCACGATTGCGGTCACCGACCCAACTGCTGACCGCACCATCACCCTGCCGGATACCACTGGCACAGTGGTCACGACTGGTGACACCGGCACCGTGACCAGCGCGATGATCGCCGACGGCACCATCGTCAACGCTGATATTTCCGCATCAGCCGAAATTGCCGTCAGCAAACTGGCCGACGGTACTGCCCGCCAACTCCTGCAGACTGATGCTGCTGGCACTGGCGTGGAATGGGCCAGCAACATTGATGTTCCAGGCACACTTGATGTAACCAGCACCGCCACCTTCGACAGCATCGCCAGTCATCCCCTGGGATCTGCCGCTGCCCCAACTTTGACCTTCACCGGGGACACCAACACTGGCATCTACTCCCCTGGCGCCGACCAAGTAGCCATCTCAACTGCTGGGTTTGGGAGATTACACATCACGTCTGGAGGAAGCGTAGGAATCAATACATCTTCCGTTGTCAGCATTGGCACAAGCATTGTTCCGCTTGAAATCAAAGGAGCTGCGACTGACAGGAGTGGGGCACTTGTTTTAAGTACCTCTGACAACAGTCAGCAAGCTTGGCAGTATTTTGCTGGCAACGTCTATTACACCGGAACCAGTACCAACCACCCCGTTATCTTTTTGCAAAACGCTACCGAGCGGATGCGCCTGGACTCCAGTGGCCGCTTGGGGGTGGGGACTTCGAGTGCTGGCGACATTCTTCACGTCAAAGGGGGTAGTACCTATGCAGGCGTGATCGCTGATAACTCTGCTGCTACCGGCGGCGGGGCGTTCCGCGCTTACCGCAACGGTGTTCAAAAAGCTATTTTCTGTGCAGATAGTTGGGTCGCCGGAACATCGTCTGACGACGCAGCAATTTACGCAGACGCAGGTGGTGGGATCAAGTTCTACACGAATAACTCTTCAACCGCTAAAGCCTATTTGACTTCGGGAGGGTCGCTAGGTCTGGGGACTAGTAGCCCTCAGCAAGATTTGCACATAAATGATGCGACTGGTATATCTCGCATACGACTTACAGGCGGTGCCGCAGGAGCAGATAACTTTGAAATTGGTCAAGGAGTTCTTGGTGTTACAAACGAAGGCTTTTCTATTTATGACGTTGACGCCACTGCAAATCGTTTGGTTATTGACGGCTCAGGCCGCGTAGGGATTGGCACTAC